TGTATTTTTTTAGGTAGAGCTATTCAATCAACTGTACCTGCAACTAATAGTATTACTAACGCCATGATCACTGATAATACAATAGAAAGTGGTAAGTTATTTTCTACATTTAAAAATGGAATTACAATAGCAGATACATGGAGAATATCAGCTAATGCTTCTGGAACAGGATACCTTACAGCTAACTGGGAAAGAGATGATACTTATGGTAATGCGTTAATTGGAACAGGAATGTCTGAAAGTTCTGGTGTATTTACTTTTCCATCAACAGGATTTTATCAAATAAATTTTGGTTCAAGATTTACAAGAGATACAGCTACTCCTTATGCAGTAGGACAAATTGAAGTAACTACAAATAATTCATCTTATAGTGCAGCAGCTAGTTGCGTAGGTAATATATCTACTGCTAATCATACTAATGGTTTATATGTTTCATATATATTTGATGTAACAAGTACATCAACTCATAAAGTTAAATTTTATATGCAAACTAATGATACAGCAGTTACTTTTGATGGAAATAGTTCTACAAATATGACTTACACACAATTTATTAGAATCGGGGACACGTAAAATGGATAAAGATTATTTACAATTAGCTTTAGCAACTTTTAATGGCGGTAATTGGTATGGTTGGAAAACACATGATAGTGATGGAAATAAAATTTCAAATGCAGATAGAATGACATATGCTAATATTAAAGTTATTAAAGATGGTGCATCAATACCGAGTGAAGCTGATGTTAATGCAAAGATACAAGAAATTAAAGATGCTGATACAGCTAAAGCAAATGCAAAAACATCTGGTAAAGCAAAATTAAAAGCAGGAGAAGCATTAACAGATGCTGAAATAGCAGCATTATTTGGAGCCTAACCCATGGCACTCTCTAAGGTCGACTTTAATAACATAAACGTTACACCCGCAGCTAGTAAAGCTCTTAAATGGAATTCTAGTGCTAATGGTTTTGAGACAGGGGATCTTACAGGTAGTATGGTGTTGATAAAAACAACAACTATATCTTCTTCTACTGGCGATGTAAGTTTTATACATGGGGCATCAGACGTAGTATTTGATAGCACATATAAAGAATATATATTTAGTTTTATAGATATACATGGTACTTCTGATCCAGGAGGAATGAGATTTCAAGGCACAACAGACGGAACAAATTTTAATATAGCTACAACTTCTACAAATTTTAGAGCATATCATGCAGAAGATGATAGTGCTGCAGCACTTGCTTATGCAACAGGTTATGACCAAGCTCAAGGTACAGGATTTCAATATCTAACTGCAACTCATGGAAATGACAACGATCAATCTGAAGTTATAAAGTTTCATATATATGAACCTTCTTCAACAACATTTGTTAAACATTATATGGCTCGTTCTAATGGTAGTAATGATGGTAATTATTCAACTAGTATGTTTACAGCTGGATATTTAAACACAACTTCAGCAGTAACAGGCCTTAAATTTGCATTGGATAGTGGAAATATTGAATCAGCAACAATTAAAATGTATGGAGTATCATAATGGCTATATCTAAATTTAATTATAACAGTTTTAATGTGACCCCTGTTGCAGGTAAAGCGTTATCATTTAATTCAGATGGAGATGGGTTTTCTACAGCAAGTTCAAGTTCTATGGTGCTTATTAAAACTTTAACTGCATCAGCAGATAGTACAATAAGTTTTGTAGATGGTGCATCAAGTGTTGTTTTAGATAGCACATATCCTGTCTATTTATTTAAGTTTATTAATATTCATCTATCTGTTGAAAAAGAATTTAGATTTAATTTATCTGCTGACACTGGCTCTAATTATAATGTTACTAAAACATCAACAAATTTTAGATCATATCATTTTGAAAATGATTCTGCAGCAGCAGTTGCTTACGAAGGTGCTTATGATTTAGCACAAGGAACTGGTGTTCAAACTTTTTCACAACTTATTGGAACAGATAATGACTCTAGTGGTTGTGGAGAATTATATTTATTTAACCCATCTAGTACAACATTTGTAAAACATTATATATCAAAATTTACTCATTATTATACTTCTGCTGCACCAGGAAATATTGTCAATTATGTATCTGGTTATGGAAACACAACCTCTGCTGTAGATGCAGTTCAATTTTCTTCTAATACAGGGAATATAGCATCTGGCACTATAAAATTATACGGAATAAAGGATTCATAATGGCATTATCTAAATTAAATTTTAATAGTTTAAATTTAACACCAGTTGCAGGTAAAGGTATTGGTTTTGATTCAGGAGCCGATGATCTTGAAGCAAGTTTTAGTGGTGGCGCTATGACATTTATTAAAAAATTAACAGCAGATGGTTCGGGAACTACCTTATCTTTTGTTCATGGTTCTAGTGATGTAGTTTTAGATTCTACATATAAAGAATATTTATTTTTATTTAAGGATATTCATCACTCAGAAGCTGATAGAAATCTTAGTTTTAATTTAAGTATAGATAGTGGTAGTAATTATAATGTTGCTAAAACTACTACATTTTTTTATGCGACTAAAAGTGAAGATGATGGAGGTGGAGCGATAGAATATCGTACAGGAACTGACTTAGCACAAGGAACAGGAGTGCAACCTATGATGCAAGGAATTAAAGGTGATAATGATTCATCAGGTGCTGGATATATGCATTTGTTTAATCCAGGTAGTACAACTTTTGTAAAACATTTTTTATGTAATAATGTTCTAATGCAAGATAATACTTTAGTACAAAATACATATATAGGTGGTTATGGTAATACCACGTCTGCTATAGACGCTATACAATTTTCAGTAAACTCAGGAAACATAGATGCAGGAACTATAACCTTGTACGGAATTAATTAATATGATAAACAATTTAAAAGGAGTAATATAACATGGCCTACATTGGCGCTCAACCTAGACTCGGGAACTTTCAAGCTTGTGATGCAATAACAGCAAGTGCTACAACTACATTCAACTTATTAGTTGGAGGTACAGCTATATTCCCACAATCAGCCCAACACTGCTTAGTGTCACTAAATGGTGTCCTACAGGCTCCTATATCATCCTATACTATTTCAGGCAGTACGATTGTATTCGCCTCGGCATTGACAACGGATGACTCTATCGACTTCATCACTATTTTGGGTGATACGCTAGACCTTGGTACGCCTTCGGACTCGACTGTAACTACTGCTAAATTAAATACAGCTGTACTTACAGGTGCAACTGATATTGGTGCAGCAATTGCTGATGCTGATTTATTTTTAGTTGACGATGGTGCAGGAGGAACTTTAAGAAAAACTGCCGCTTCAAGAATTAAAACTTATGTTGGTGGTACTAATGCTCCATATTTTGAGGCTTACATAGCTTCAAATCAAACTATGGCAGATGATACAGATACAAAATTAAATTTTGATACAGAAACTTATGATAGTGGTGGAATGTATAATACAACAAATAAAAGATTTACACCGACAGTTGCAGGTAAATATTTCATATATTTTCAAGTAAATTATAATAAACAAGCTGTAGATAAATTTCATAATTGCGTAACAAGAATAAAAAGAAATGGATCAACTCACAAAGAATTTTATTTTGATTTTTATGATAATTATTATGCTTACGCAATATGTACAACTGGAAGTGCTATAATGACTTTTAATGGTTCTTCTGACTATGTAGAAATGTTTGGATCTTTTAATGTAACTGCTGACACAGGTATTGTTATAAGTGGTGCAGGTTCTACATTTGGTGGATACAAAATTACAGAATAGGATAAATTATGGCGACTTTAAAAACAAAAATTAAATTATTTTTAGAAGCAAACTCTAAAACTTGGGATAAAGATAAAGTATCTTTGCAAGATAATTCAGATGGTAATGGAACTTTTATAGCTCTTTGGAATTACGATGGTTTAGAAAAACCAACAGATGAACAAATAGCATCATACGAAACTGCAGGTAATACAGCAGAAGCAGCTCAAGCTGTTTTAAATAAAAGAGCAGGCGAATATAAACAATTAAAAGAACAATTAGATTTATTATACCACGACATGGTTGCTGATAAAGGTGACAAGACTGGTGAATGGTTTAAACATATTAAAGCAGTTAAAGATGCGAATCCAAAGGAGTAACCTATGGCTATCCGAACTGCAGTCAACAGAGCACTAACAGCAATTACAGCGTTGCCTACAGCGGCAGCCTTGACTGATGGTAATTTGACTTTGCTTACAACAGCAACAGCATCAAGTTCTTCAACATTATCTTTTACATCAAGTATAAATTCTACTTACAATAGTTATTTGTTTAAGTTTATTAATATACATCCATCTGGAACTAATAGATTTCAATTTAATGGAAGTATAGATGCTGGTTCAAATTATAATGTTACTAAAACGACAAGTGTATTTGTAGCTGGTATGAGAGAAGATGGTGCTGATGCTGCTTTGACTTACCAATCTGGAGATGATTTAGCACAAGGTACAGGTTTTCAAGATTTAATGGCTTATGGAAATCAAGATGCTGACAACGATCATTCTTTAAATGGAACTTTACAATTATTTAATCCATCATCAACAACATTTGTAAAACATTTTATAGCAAGAACGCAAGGAAACATTGACACAAATTATAGTGTTCAAACTTTTGTTGCTGGATATTTCAATAATACAAATGATATTGATGCAATAAGATTTCAAATGTCATCTGGCAATATGGATAGTGGAACAATTAAAATGTACGGAGTGGGGCCGAAACAATAATGGCATTAGTTAAATATAATGATAGATCTCTTAGAAATCTAACCACACAACCTGCAGCAGTAACAGGTAATTCTCCAGGTGCACTAGTACATATTAAAACTTTGACTGCTAGTAGTAGTTCTACTTTATCTTTTGTTGATGGCAGTGATAGTGTTGTATTAGATAGCACATATCCTATTTATAAGTTTGAGTTTATTAATATTCATCCATCAGCAAATGGTGCAGAATTTTTATTTCAAGGAAATGCTGTTGGTGGAAGTGGGTTTAATGAAACTATAACATCGACTGCGGTTGAAGTTTTTCATAACGAAAGTGGTGATACAGCAGGTATTTCATATTCAGCTTATTTTGATAAGGCACAAGGAACATCATTTCAATCTATAGCGGGTAATCCTGGAAATGGTAATGATGAATCAATTTCTGGAACTTTAACATTATTTAATCCATCATCAACTACATTTGTTAAACATTTTATTTCAAGTATTAACGATTACAATAATAATGATTTTTCATTATACTTCCCAATAGCTGGTTATTTTAACACAACTTCAGCTATAGACGAAATACAATTTAAAGTAGATACTGGAAACATAGAAACAGGTGAAATTATAATGTACGGAATAAAGGACTCATAATGACATTACCTACTTCAGGATTAATTACAGTAAATGACCGAGGAGCTAGAGCAGCTACTACTTTTGGATCTGTTGCAGCTGCAGGTGGTAACATGGTGTTTATTAAAAAGCTGACTGCATCAAGTTCAAGTAATTTAACTTTCGTAAATGGTGCATCTAGTGTTGTATTAGATTCTACTTATAAAGAATATTTATTTACATTTAAAGATATTCATCCACAAAATGATGGAAGATATTTTAGAATTGGTTTTAGAGATGGTGGTACAGACTATGATGCTACGACAACAACAACTTTTTTTAACACATACCATCCAGAAGATAATAGTACAACACAACTTGCGTATGAAACAAGTCTAGATCAAGCACAAAGCACAGACCCTGTAAAATTAATTGGAGCAGTTGGTTATGACAACGATGAGTGTCTTGGTGGATATCTACGTTTATTTAATCCTAGTTCAACAACATTTGTAAAACATTTTATATCCAATATATCAGCTTCACATAATTTACCAGCTGCTAATCAATGTTTTGTGGCTGGATATTGTAACACAACAACAGCAATTGATGCAGTGCAATTTACTATGCATACAGGCAACATAGACGCTGGAGATATTTGCCTTTACGGAATTCTATAATAATGATACATAACACCAAAGGAGAAAACTATGCCAAGATATCATAATATAAATGGTAACAGAGTACAATTTACAGCAGCGGAAGAGACAGCTAGAGACAATGAAGAAGCGGCTTGGGCTAATGCAGCTCCTGCTAGAGCTTTAGCGGATCTAAGACAAAAAAGAGATCGTCTTTTAGCAGCATCTGATTGGGAAATTACATCGGAACTTGAAAAAGGTAATGCTATATCAACTGATATGAAAAATTACAGACAAGCTCTTAGAGATTTACCTGATGGTAAAGACACTGTTGCTAAATGTACAGACGCTACGTGGCCAACTAAACCGTAGTAGAGCATAGGATTAAACTATGTTACAAAAGGTAAAATTTGCACCTGGATTTAATAAACAAGTCACTTCAACTGAGGGTGAAGGTCAATGGGTTAATGGTGACAATGTTAGATTTAGATATGGCTTACCTGAAAAAATAGGTGGTTG